TTACGGTGCGATCGCGACGGTGACCGAAAGGTCTCCGGCAGCGGTGGTGACCGCGTTGGCGGTGCGGGCCGTCACCGCGGCGCCGAAGCCCGCGTCCAGGACAACCTGGCCGCCGGACCCGACAGCGACACGAGCCGTGGCCGATCCTTCACTGCCGAGCGAAAGAGTCACCTGCGGTACGGGTTTCGTAGCGAAAGTCAAAGACCCGAGCCCGGTCGCCTCGGCGGCGAGCTTGGCCGAGGGCTTGAAGGTCACGGCTGGGGTGGTGGTTCCGCCGAACGCGGCGTACACGAATACCGGGATGACCGGGACCTGTGCACCGTCGACCCTGCTGACCGGCGACCCCGGCAGTGCCACCACCATCGTCGGTGGCGCCGCGACCGCGGTGAGCACTGTCGGTTGCGTGGGCAGTGCGGCCACGATCGCCTGTGCTGGTGCTGACATAGCAGCCTCCAAATCGAAGAGGTGAATCAGCTCACGGCGAAGGTCGGGGTGATCAGCAGGGTGCCCTGGGCGCCCAGCGTGGTCGGGGCGATCGCGACCTTGTCGATGAACGTGCCTCCGGTGGCGGCGCTCCACAGACCGGCGTGGGTGTAGGTGCCGGCGGGCAGGTTCACTGTGACCTGGCTGCCGGTGATCTGGCCGTTGGCCGGCGCGCCCCAGGTGGTGGCCACACGGACATAGGCCGGCGCACCACCCGAGGCTTCCGCGAGGCCGGTGGGGCCCGGGTCGCCGGTATGGACCGAAACGTACACAGTAGTCGCCGTAGCGGCGTAGGCGGCGCACAGAGCGTTCTTGGTCGACGTAACAGCGATAGCCATGATGTTCTCCTTGAGAATTGTTTCTTTGCAATGAACTTCGCCGCTGTCGAGCGGCGAAAGAGGTCAGTTGCGGATGACGGAGCCGACGTACCAGGCGTAGGTGGTGGCCGGGGTGGTCGTGTAGGTGACCAACATCGTGTAGCGCGAGTTGGTGGGGATCGGATCGGACGTGGCCGCGGGTACGGTCCAGCTGGCCGCGGTCGGGCTGACGGTGGCGGGCCAGGTACCCAGCGAAGCGCCGCCTGGCGCGGTCAGCACGATGGAGACCGTTGTTCCGGAAGGGAATACGGCCCCATCGGAGGGCTGAATGGTCTGCACGAAGCCGGCGCCGGTGGTGAGTTTGAGTGGTTCGATCTTCGGCTGGTAGCCGAGGTATCCGGGATCGATCGGTGATGTCATGTGATTCCTCTGCTATGTTCGACCTCGTCCATGAGTTCTCTGGACAGGTTCAGTTCCGGGATGCGGCCGTGCTGGGCCGCTTCGATCACGCCGCGCAGAACGGCGAGCGCCTCGCGGAAGAGGCCGGTGACACGGTCCAATTCCTGCATGGACGCCGCTTGCGCGGCCTCTACTCCGTCGAGCCGCAGGGAGACGACCCGCAGTTCTTCGGACACACGGGACAGGGTCGCCAAGGCGATGTCGTTGACCTGTTTGGCGGCGGACACTTCGTGGCGAATGTTTTGTGCTGGTCGTGCTTTCCGGACCTGAAGCCAGGAGTAGAAGCTGGTGGCGCCCGAGCCACCCAGAAAGGTGGCGGCGCTGATCAGCGTGGTTTCGAGAAGAGGCATCAGGTCCCTTCGGACCTGGGCACGGCCGGCTGGTGATGGCTCTGCGCCATTGTGGACTCCAGGGGCTAGTAGGGTCGCCAACGGGAGAGGGCTCGACCGAGTCGGCCCTGCGAAGGCATCGGGGTTGAGTTGGGCACCGCTAGGCGCGGTTGATCAGGGCCCCGTCGAAATAGGTGTTGGAGCCGACGAGATTGTTGTTGTCACTGGAGCTGTAGCCAGGAGCGACGACTGCCCCCGCGGGCAGGTAGACGACGAACGTGGCCTCGACGCTCCAGGCGTCGTCGGTGTCAACGGTCTTGGGCCCGGTGCGCAACTGCTGCCAGGTCGCGCCGGGGCTCCGGGCCCACCAGAGATCGGCCCCGATCTGGGTGGTCAGCGCCTTGGCGTAGGTCAGGCCGAGGCTCATCCGGTACCAGCCTGAGACCGGCACCTGAACTTGTCCGGGCCCCAGGGCGGAGACCGTCACTGCCGAGCTGTGCCGAACGGTGTCGAAGGTACCTGCCGCGACGGCACGGGACCCCGCTGGCTGGAGCGCGTTCGTGGAACTGATGCGGGCCAGCGCCCAGCCGATACCGGTGACCGGCGGGGACGCGAGGTCACTAGCCGTCAACGCGGCGACGGCGAAGGAGAAGTACCCGAACAGGCCCGACCAGTAGTACCAGCTGTCGAATCCGAAAGACCTGTTCCCCACCCCGACGGGTGAGCTCTTGGCACTGTCGTTGTAGGCCACGGCCGGGACCCCGTTGATCAGCACCTGGTAGTTCGCTCCGACAGCGTGCAGGGTGACGGTATCGCCGGTTCGGACGGGAACTTTCGCAGCGACCCATTGCGTGTAGTTCAGCCCGGTTGTGCGGGTGCCTCGTCCGAGCAGCACTTCATCGTCCTGTATGAAGAGGTAGACGAAGGTGGCCAAGTCGGGCGCGGCACGAATGTAGAGCGTGGTGGTCGCTGTGCCGGCTTGATTCGCACGGCCCATGACCGCCGAGACCGATTGATCGTCGGTTCGCAGCACCGTCTTCGACAGTGCGACGACGTTGCCGGTGCCCTTGTCGCCTTGCTGGTTCAGTTGAACCTGACCGCCGACAATGGTCAGGTCTGCGACTTGACCGAATTTATAGGTGGTGTAGCCGGATCCGAGCTCCGTGCGCTCGAAGTCATCAGAAAACGTGGTGCCAGTGGGCTGTTCGCCAGGCGGAGGCGGTGTCAGGGCCTCGATAGTGGCTTTGGTGCCATCGGCAACCGCCTGCGCACTGGCGACTGTGGAGTTGGCATCGGAGGACCGCGTTTGCGCTGTTGTGGTGGCGGATTGGGATTTGTCGGTGATCGCCTTCCAGTTGCCGCCGATGGCGGTCACGCCCGCGAACGAGCCGATGACACCGGAAACAATCGACGCTCGGGCACCCTCCCAGGTCAGCTTCTGGAGGTTGCCGATGTTGTTCGAGGCTGCCGCGTCGCCCACGTACGCGCCGCTGGGGACCGATTTGTCAGGTGAGGTCACAGTCATGCTCCATCAGTAGCTCAGCATTGCGCCATCGAAATAGGTTGCCGTGCCGACGAACCCGTTGTCACCACTGAGGTAGTAGCCCGGCGCCACCACCGATCCCTGCTGCAGAAAGACGGTGAATGAGCTGCCGAAGCTGTAGGACCTTTCGTTTTCGGACGTGCTAGCGCCGACCCGCGCCAACGACCAGGTTCCGCCGGGCGCCGGCGCGGTCCACAGTCCGACCCGCGCTCTTTCGGTATACGAAAACAGGGCATATGCGGTCGTGATCGCGTACCAACCCGATTTCTCGATCTGCACCTGGCCGCGTCCGAGATCGGGTACAGCGATGTTTCTGGCGGGGCCGAGGGTATCGAAAGTGTTTGCCGCCAAGCGTGCTTCACCGGCCGGCTGGGTGGCCTTCTCGGGGTTGAGGCGGTACAGCGACCATCCGGTGCCGACGATCGGCGGCGAGGAGAGATCGGCCGCGGTGAGCGCGTTGATCGCGAACGAGAAGTATCCGAACAGCCCGGTCCAGCGGTACTGGCAGCCGAAGCCGAAGGACCGGTTGTTCGCCCCGATCGGAGATTTGGGGGGGTCGGCGGTATCCCCATCCGTGTGACCGGCGACGAGAACGCCGTTCACCAGGACCTTGTAGGTGCGACCCACGGCTTCGACGGTGACAGTATCACCGGTACCTACCGCGGTGTCCCCCGACTTCCAAAAGTTGTACACGGTGGTGTTGCCACTGCGCGTGCCCCAGCCGAGATGAACGCTGTCTCGATAGACATGCGCGTACACGAAAGTCGACAGGTCCGTCGCGGAGCGGACGATGATCCGGGCAGCGGCGCTGTGGTGCTCCTGAATCCGGCCGACCACCACGGACACGCGCTGATCATCGGTGCCCGTCACGGTTTTGGACAGGGCGACAACATCGCCGGTGTTCTTGTCACCGGAGCGATTGAGTTGCACCTGGCCGTCGATGACCACCAGATCCGCCACCGGGCCGGTCTTGAATGTGGTGTAGTCCGGACCCAACTGACTGCGGTTGAATGCGTCGGAGAACGCTGTACCGCCCGTGGCTTGGCCGTACTGAGTGGCAACCAGCCCCTCCAGGGACGCGGCGTTATCGGTCGTGGTCTTTTGCACGGCCACAGCCGACGCCTGCGCCTGGGTGGCGCCGGACTGCGCGTCGGTGGCAGCGTTCAACGCCAGCTTGGTCGCCGAGTTCAGATTCGAGCCGATCGCCCCCACACCGGCGAACGACGCTGTGACGCTGGACAGGATCTGCGACCGGGCCGAGTCCCAGGTGACCTTCTGCAGGTTGCGAATCGAGCCGCCGGTATACGCGCCCGACGGTACGGCCCGGTCCGGGCTGGTCATCGGGCACCGCCCGTGGAAGTATGTCCCGCCACCACATGGTCGGAGTCCGAGACTCCGACCATGTCGGTGAACGATTCCACCAGCTCGGCCGCAGCGTCCGCAGCGGCTTCCAGCACCGGCTCGTTCTTGACGATCCACACGTTGACGGTGCGCAGCACTTCGAGTGCGGTGAGCACTGCAACGCTCGCGCCGACCGCGGAAGCCGGCGCGTACTGAAGCAATGCCACCGAAACGGTGAGCACGCTGATGATGCCGCCGATCAGCGACACCACCGCTTTCGCGTTGCGAGCGACGAAAGCTCCAACGTTCTGAGCCATGAGCAACTCCTAGGGAGACAATTGCGCCGGAAGGCGCGAGAAGTGAATTGGAGGCGGGCCTGATCTGGACAGGATCGATGCCCGAGCCGAGTCCCAGCTGACCTTGTGCAGATTCCGGATCGAGCCGCCGGTTTGCGCACCGAGGGGAAGGGGTCCATTCGGGCTCGTCATCAGCTGCCGTCCGGGCACTATTCGGCAGAACCGACTTTCGCGGTGTTCAGGTCGAGATCACGCGGGTCCACCAGGTGCTTGAGTTCACCGGATTCCCTGAGCTGCTCTACCAGGTGAGCCCTTTCGTCCGGCGTCAGCTCGGTGACATCCGGTACCGAACTCTCCGGCGGACACGGCGCGCCCTTCTCCGCCCATTGGCCGGCGCCGTTGAGCCAATGCGAGAGACCGCGCGCGGGCGGGTGATATTCCTTGGTCTGCTCGCCGGCGTAATGACGAAATCCTAGGTCCCACAAGTGTTTCGACCACTGCCGCAATACGTCGGGGTGCACGAGAAGTGGTGAGTTCTGGGGTCCGGGTAGGCCGACCAGCGCCCATACGAAGGCCTCGCTGGGATCGTCGGGGTTGCACTGCTCGAGGGAAGGGATGGACATGTTCTCTCCGGTGGGTTTCGATAGGGATTCGGCGGGCGGAACTACATCTGGACGGCCAGTGCGTGGATGTCGTCGACGATGTCGGCGACCACGCGCATGGACTTGGCGAAGGGCATGTCGTGGTCACGTTCCGAGCCAACGGTGACCTGCCAGGCCGGGCTCGCGGTCCGCGACCAAGCCAGTTCGAGTTCGGTGACCTGGTCGACGTACACCGAGCCTTCGGGCATGCCCTTGACGGTGGAACCGACACGATCGCCGAGGAAGAAGTGCCCCTGACCCTGGTCGCCGATCAGATACGGCTCGCCGTTGGCGACGATGAACTTGTGGGTGAAGTGCTGGCGGGTCTTCCACATACCCTCACCCAGGGTCAGCAACGCGCCGAGGGTGTAGGCCCGGTCGGCACTGTTTTCGAAGTGCTCCCAGTAGTGCGACCAGCCCGCGTCCCGGACGCGCTGTCCCGACTTGTGTTTCTGCCAGGCCATCAGCGTGTCCGACAACAGCGACGTCGCGATCGTGTTCGCCACCGCCGTGGAGGCGTTCACCACACCACCGGCGATGGAACCACCGAACGGAATCTCACCGAGGGCGCCGGCGACCAGCATGCCGACCACCTGGATCGCCGAGGAGATCGCCTCGTTCACACCGGGCATCGAGTGACCGCCGGTGAGAACCTGCACCGCCGATGAGGGGTTGACGATGAACTGTGAGGTCTGGATGCCCGTGTTGTCGTTCTGCCGGTAGACCACCCACGGATTCGACGGGAGCGTGCCCATCCAGCCCGGATTCTTGTACAGCTCAGGCACATTCTGATCCGGCAGCACACTTGGGCTGTAGTCGAGCATGGTGTTGTCGTACACCTGCTTGGTGCGCTCGAGCCCATCCCACATGTCGCCGCCGGTGCTCGTACCGGTCCAGAAGCCGGACTTGTCGACGATGTCGACAACCAGGCAGCCGTGCCGGACCTGCGCGCCCGGCCACGGTGGCGGATCACCCTGCAACCAGCGCCGCGTGACGATCGCCAGCTGAGCCGTTTCCAGGGTGCCCGCCGAGGCTTCGTGGAAGTTCTGGAAGCGAGAGCCGAAGATCGTCCACATCGACGTATCAGATCGGAACTCGCCAGGTTTCACCACGACACCCCACGTGGACTGATCAAGGCTGCCCCACTGACTGGGATCCATCGGATCGTCGGGCAACGTCCACAGCCCGCCTTGCAGGCGGAGCAGATTCAAATGCAACGCGGTCTTGAGCACCCAGACGCTGGGCCCCGCAAGCAGGAACTGCCGCGGGAACTGAACCTGTTCCGGCAGAAACGGATTCGACCAGCAGTAGATGTGCTTGAGATCCTGGTACGAGTGCATGAACAGTAGCTCGACGGTGGTGACACCCTGCCCGTCGGTCTTGATGACAGCCTTCTCCAGCCGCCCGTCCCAGCGCGCGCCATCCTTGTCGACCGTGATGTGCACGTTCTTCTTGGTGCGGCCATTGATATCAACCGCCCACTTCGCCAAGTAGTAGTCGTAGGGCAGCACCAGCAGACCGGTGCCGGCCTGGTTCAGAATCCAGCGGAAATCAGCGCTGATCTCCGCGCCGCACACACCGCGCAGGTTCCAGTCGCCATCCCACAGGCGGATCAGAGGCCGCGAGAACCGCTGCTGCTTGCGCACCGTCTTGGCCGATTGCGCATCCGCGTAGATCGCGGGGAGGTCCAGCACCGAAGTCACTGCAGCCCCCACGGGCGCGACCAGTTACGCGGCTGCACCACCAGCACCGACGCGCCGGTCGGCGCACCACTCACCGAAACCGGGACCGCGGTGGCCGGCGTGTACGGGGGCACCGGATAGAGGAAGCTGACGCCGTTCATCAGCGCCCAGACCTGGGAGCCGTCCTTGGCGACGATCATCTCTTCCATCGGGTCGGTGTCGACCGTCAGATCCTTGCCCGCGGCGGTCAGCGGCAAGGTGATCACCCGCGCGCCGTCGCGATCGACCGCACCCCACGAGAAGTCCGGCAGTGTCCACTTACCCGGCGCCGAACACACCCACTTGAGCCACATCGGCTGATCGGTCGGGTTGGCGATGGTGATCGTGCCGGACTGGCTCTTGCCCGCGCCGGTGGTATCGGTCGTGGAGGTCCAGGCCCCGGTCACATCGGACTCGACCCACCACGGATTGCCCGCTGTACAGGTCATGACGACCTTGCCGATCGACTTCAGATGCGGATCCTTGTCCGGCTTGAAGTCCGGCTGCTCCGACATCCGCAGTTTCAGCGTTCGCGTGCCGAAATCGGTCGTGATCGTCAACGTCGCGTCGCGATCGTAGGCCCAGGCCTTGCGCCACGCGGAGTCCACCGCCTCCCACGAACTACCGGCGGTCTGAGAGACATTGACCGCGAATACGACATCGCGCTTGTTCGTCCGGTAACCACCGAACGAAGAACCGGCCTGAAACGCCGACTGATTCCAAATCGTCGTCACCGGCGCGTCGTACAACCCGGTCGGCGACGTAGCCAGCTCTACACCCTCACGACCACTCCCCTGACCGGCGATGGTCCATCGTGAACCATCGACTCCGGTCACCGTGATCATCGCAGCATTGGACGCCACAGATTCACCTCAATCCATATCATTGCCGCGGCGACTAATGAGACAATTCCCATTGCGCCGCAAGAATTTTCAGTCTTCCGATGATGTCTTCATTGCTCGACATCGAGATATTCACCGTCGCCGGCTGCCCGCCGGGAGCCGGCTGGGCCGGGCCGCTACCGCCGCCGGATCCCCCGCCCGGCGAACGCGCCGCCAACATCTTCTGCAAGAAGGACGGATCGGCGTTCAACGCCTGCAGGAACGGGCGGTTTGCCGCGGTCGATCGTGCGTTCATCACGAATTCACCGTCGGAAAGGTAGGCCGGAATCTTGTCGCCGATCGACGATCCCGGCCCCTTGATATCGCCGCCGGTGGCGTAAGCGGGCACATTTCCGCTCTGTCGCAAGAAGCTCTGCAGCCTCCTGCTCGCGTCACTACTTTCGTTCATAGTCATATCGATTCGTTTGCCATCGTCTGCGCGTCAGCTCACGAAGACCGACACGAACAGCCCATTGTCGATGGCCAGCCCCGTGCCGTTCTGGTGCAGTCGCACGTCCAGCACGTCGCCGGAGCGCAGTACCGGTTGCGCGGTGAGCGGAATGGTGACGGGGATTTCCGCGGCCAGATTCAGGTCGGCGGTCAGCGTGAGGCTCGCAAAGGTCTGCAGCACAGCGCCATCGCGGAGCTGGCGGACAGAGATGGTGGCGTTGTTGGTCGCGGCGCCGGTGACAGTGGCAAACCCCGGCGGTGCGACGAGCTGGACGTCGGTGACGGTGTCGCCGCTGTAGAAGGCCGGGGAATAGACCCCGGCCAGGGTCGTGGTGTCGGCCGCGCCGGCGGCTTGGGCCGGCAGCGTTGCGGAATAGATCATTCGTCCTCCCAGGTGGATCCGGTGAACTGGTCGATGAGGCCTTGCATCGACTCGTCTCGTTGTGCGTCGCGGACGATGTCCACCGCGGTGACCGGTCGGGGCATCGGCGTCATCCGGGGCGGATCGCCACCGGCGGCGGCGATCACCGCGGCCTGCACGCCCTGGAGTGCGTCGATGATCGACAGCAGCAGATAGCTGTCGATGGTGTACCCCTCCGGAGCCGGGCCGGCGGGTTCGGTCTTCTCTTCGTACAGGTCGAGTTCGGCCTCGGCTTGTTCAGCGGCGAGCATCTGCTCGGCCAGCTCGCGATCCATCGCCAGCGCCGAGCGATATTGTGAACCGTGCGGCAGTCTGTCCTTGAGGGACCAGATCGTGCGCCAATCACGGTTGCGAATGGTGTGGGGCCCGAAGCATTCCCGGATGTCGATGCCGCGCTCGAGCAAGTCGTAGTCGAGCGCGGCACCGAAACGTTCCCAGAACTCTACGAGCCCTGCGATCCCCCCGGCAGCTCCGAGGAACCCTGGCCGAAGAGGTGGGCGTAAAGGTCCTTCTGGAAGGCGAACCACTCGTCGAGCGGCCGATCGGCGAACAGTTCTTCGACGGCTTCGTACTGGTCGCCCAGCACGATGACCATCTGTTCGTCATCGCTGGCGGTCCCGCGCAAGGCCAGGACCTGGCTGCGGGTGACCGGTGCGATCGCGATGTCGTCGGTCAGGCGGTAGGGCGCGCGTCGGCGCGCGGCGAGCTCTTGCTGCAGCTCGTAGAAACGACCGCCGACCTCGGCCTGGTCGGCCGCTTCGGGTGTGGATGCCATGATGCTACTTCTCCGGGTTATGTTGTGTTACTGGGACTTCGAGGCACGGCCACTGGCCGGCTTGTCGACGGCTTCGACCTCGGCCTTCTCGGCGTGGCCGAGCTTGAAGACCGCGGTGACGTATTCGGTCGCGTTGGCAACGAGGTAGTCGTCGACGCCGTCGGTCATGGTGACGGGGTACTCGGTGGGGATGGCGGACACGGTGGACCCGCTTTCTTCTCCGGCAAGAATGGATAAGGAATGAGTGGGGCGTGCCATGACCGGAGACACATGACACGCCCCACGCCCAAGTCCGTAGACCTGGGAGATCGAGAAACCGTCAGGAGACGGTTGGGGGTGCTTTACGCAGCGTTCGGGATGTTGGTCTGGGTCAGGATCTTCTTCCAGCCCGAGCCGCCGAAGCCATGGGCGATGGCGTAGCCGGCGGTATCGTCCTTGAAGGCGACCATGGTCAGCTTCTGGGCGAGGACCTCGGTGGGGTTCCACTGCTCGCCGCCGTACTTGCTGACCGCGACCTTCGGCAGCACCTTGTAGACGTAGATCGGGTTGGCGTCGTTGCCGTCCTTGCCGATGATGATCGCCGAGTAGTAGGTGATCTCTTCCGAGGTCGGCTGGGCGAAGAACACTTCACCGGAGGCGGCATTGGCCTTGATCGCCGACAGCGCGGTGCCAGTGGCCAGGTTCAGCGTCAGCGCGGTCGTCTGCTGCGGCTGGAACTCGATGGTGGTGATATCGCTGGTGACGTCGTTGCGCACCGGCTGCAGTTCACCGTAGGACTCGATCGGCGCGGCGGTGATGCCACGAGCGAAGGCCACACCGGTCTTCTTGTCGATCAGGCCGACAGGCTGGTAGGCCGGCGGCAGCGTCTGCAGGGCACCGGAGGCGTCGGTCAGCGCGGACGGCGCCGCGGTGTAGTGCGGTGCGATGAAAACGGCCGCGTCGAGCGGCTTGAGCAGCAGCGACCGCTGCGCGTTCTTCAGCGCGGTGAGGTTGGTGGCAGGCATGTGTCTCCATTCGAGCGCCCGCGGATGCGGGCATGGTTAACAGGAATCGGCACCGAGTGGCGCCGGTGAAAGCCCCGTCAAGGACGGGATTCACCCACCGCCTACTGGCGGCGAGCTTCGATCGAGAACGCGACCTCGACCATCTGGTTGAGCGGGTCGAGGTCGGGCACCTCGGTGAGACCGCGGCTGCGACGCAGGATCGGCGGATGGAACTTCGGTTCCTCCGCCGCGATCTCCTCGGTGTAATCGACGAGCACACCGTTGACCCGGTTGGCCGGGGCATCGAGCATCGCCGTTCGGATCTGCACCGAAAGCTGCTGCGCCTGAGCGCGAGTGGCACCGAAGGCCACCACGCTTACTTTCGCCTTGTAGGTGATCGCATTGATGTCGAGCGTTCCCCCGGTGGTCCGCACCCAGATCAAGGGCAGGTTGGACTGCAGGTCCGCCGAGGTGGCGGGCAAGGTGGTGACGGTGGTCGCGGTCGGGGTGAACAGGTCGACCATGAACTGCTCGAAGTCGGGGAACTCCCCCGGTGCGGGATAGGTCGGCATCACGCTGCTTCCGGTGCCGGGCCGACTGTCACCTCGGCGCCGAGCGCGCCCTCGGGGGCACCCTCGGACGTCTCCGGCGGCGGAATGGCCGCGGCCACTGTCATCGCGACACCCTGGGCGAGGTTGGACAGCACATTGACATCGGCCTTCAACGTCGCGAGTCGCGCGACCACGGCCTGCACGTCGGTCTGGATGCGTTCGGCGAGACCACTGGGATCATCGGAACTGGGCACGAGATTCTCCAAATGTTGGGTTCACGGGTGATCCGTGGAAGCGAATGGTTCGGATTCGGTCCGGAGGCATCGACTGCGCTCTTGGACCCAGCGGGGGTTCCACGAACCCCGTTCTGGCACTGCGTGTTAAATACCGAGAAGCGGAAGCAACAGCGGAAGGATCACGCTGACAATTCTGAGGACATCGACGACGGCACCGAGCATTTCTCATCACCCCCTTTCACTCTTGCGAGCGGGAGCGCTTCAGCGCACGTGGCTCAGATAGGTTGCGAGTCGGTCGCGCAACGGGTCGTTGGTGAAAGTCGCACTGTGGGGGGCGGTCTTGATCACGTTGATGGTGGTACTCCGGTCGATCTCCGGTCTCATACGCCCTTTGGGGGTGCGCCATTGGGGCTGCGCCAGCTTCGGGGTGTTCTGGCGGCGGTTCCGCGATGCTGAGGACAGGGTCTGCACCACGGTGCTGACCGTGCTGGTCAACGCCGTGGCCGCGCCCGCGGCAGCGGCTCCGGCCGGGCCGGTGACGGCGCCGACCATAGCCGTGATGGCGGCTTCGCCACCTGCGGAGACGACTTCGTCCCGCGTGCCCTTGTAGATGTCGTACCAGTTGTGCCACTGCAGGAAAGGGAACAGCGAGCCGACCGGAGCCGTGGAGAGGAAGCCGCCGGCGTCGGTGGGACCGTGTTCATCCTCCACTTCGCCACCGGAAGCGTAGGCCTTCACATTGACCATTGCCTTGGTCGGGCCCTTCAGCGCACTGCGGGCAAGCGACGCCCACTGCAGGAAGGGAAGCGGTCGGCCGGGTTGTGAGACCGACAGTGCGCCATCGTCATAGCCTGTGCGGCGGCCTTCCCATTCGCCGTCGGCGAAACGCACGAACTGTGCGTCATCTCGTACATCTTCGAAAGACATTGTCGACCATCCATTTGGTTCTAGGCGGTGACCGCGGGTCGGTGCGCATTGAGCAGCACGGCGAGCCGGTCGCAGTAACCATCGGTTCGGTATCTGACGTTGTGGGCGCCGCCGCGGACGTAACCGTCCATCAGCGCGGCGGCCTGAGATCACAACTGCCAGTGGTGGATCGGGTCACGCCACCGGTCCCGGTGGTTCAGCTGCCAGCGGTTGCCGCGGATATGTTCGGCCAGTGCGCTCCCCCACCCGCCCAGGGCGGCGAAGCTGAAAGCCGACATGGTGTCGGCAAGCGTGGGAAGCGGCGAATCGGCAGGGCAGCAGTTGATTCCATCGGCGACGTGGGCTACTTGTATCCGAGGATCCCCACACGGTTCGGGGTAGCGCGGATTTCCGCGACCAGCGCCCGAGCGCCCCATCGCGACCGACTGTTCCTCGGAGCAACCGGCAAAGAGGTTCTGCGGATTGGAGGGACCGACACTGGCCGGGTAGTGGACGTCGGGGCCGATCAGGCACTTGCTGCTGTCGAGCCGGCGCGTGACGCACGAGAGCATATTCACCGGTGCGCCTCGCACGCTCTCCGGTGCCGCGACACGTCAGAACAGTGATCACGCCGTCGACCTTTCTGTGTTGCGGAACTCCCTGTGCGGGAATCCATTCGATGAGTTGGAGAAGTCCCGCCCCCGGAGTCGAGGGGAATGCTCCGGGGGCGGGACTATGACGCCCCTGCGCTGCGACGACGTCTGCGACCGCGGAACACCCGCGGGAGACGGGCGCGCAAGGGGCGGGGCATGCGGAACGCTCTCAACCCGCTTTTCAACCAGATAGTTGTTCGGGGGCGAGCCGCATGGGCTTGGAGTGACGGGCTATCAGCCCCGTCGAGATTGTTGTAATCGAGAGGTGAGAAACTTTGGAAGGAGTTCCGATTCGTTTCTTGCCTGTGGCTCAAGCCTACAACGGGGTATGTGACAACTCGCCGAAAAGCGACCAACAGTGCAGGTAAATAGTGGTTTGAACCACCCCGCGGTTTGCGGAGGCTTCATTCCTTGGATGGCCGCCGAGATCCGCCACGAACACGGCTCGGAGTGGGCGGCAATCGAGTCCGTCGCAGGCAAGTTCGGGATAGGTAGTGCTCAGACGTTCCACAACTGGATCCGAAAGGCGCAGGCCGATTCGGGGCAACGCGCCGGCGTGACCTCCGCCGCTGCGGCCGAGTTGCGCAAGTGAGAATCGAGAACTCGAGCGGCCAACGAGCTCCTGAAGTCTGCATCGACCTTCTTCGCGGCGGAGCTCGACCGCCAACGCAAGTGATCGCCGACTACATCGACAGCCACAGGGAGGAGTTCGGCGTCGAGCCGATCTAGTGAACATCCCCGTGGACATGGACGTGCGTCTCAAGTCTCGGTACGAGTCGTGTTCGCACCCGGATTGCGATCGAGCCGAGCATCCACCGCGATCGTGAACGGCCGGTCGCCGTGCTCGAGGAGCCATCGGTACTCGATTTCGCAGAACAACGTGTCACACCCCGGGTTCCGCTCCCGACTGGGCATCGATCCGATCAGGAGGTTTCCCGGGACCGGTCGCACCCCAGGCCGTCAGTACCGGGTGTTGCATCGACCAGTTGAACTCGCCCAGGTATACCCAGTCAGCAGCCGTCGATATCGGCGTGCAGGGATCGAGGTGCTTGATCGACGCGCTCGACGATCAGTCGTCGTCGTCCTCGTCCTCGTCGTCGTCCCATTCATCTTCGGGTTCGTCGGTCCATGCTTGGTGCTTGGGACTGACGAGGCGCATGGCGACGGACCCGAGCCCCGCCGAGAGGATGATCACCACGTTCGGCAGATCCCAACGAAGTTTCTTGACGATACCGGAGGTAACGGGGGTTCCCTCCCCGAATTCCGCGGCCATCGGCACGCTCAACTCACCCAGTAGCTCCGCCATCACCTCCGGCATCCTCGTACCAGGGTCGGCTACGTCGGTCACCCACAACCGTATGATTTGGAGGGGTCCCCAAATCAGTGACGCGTCGCCGCTGCGACGGTTGATGTCGAGGTTCGTCGTGAGAGTGGCTGCGTTGTCGGAGAAGCGCTCTGCCTGCCAGCCCGCGGCGGCGCAGAAGCGTTCGAGGTCCTCGGAGTCCCAGGTCCAGTCGAAATGGGCTGCCAGGCGCGCGGTCCGGACCGCGCCTTCGATGTCGGCGTGCATGATCAGGAATCTACCCTTCGATCGGTGTGGTTACAGGTGGGCCGCGGTGCCCCAGACCCGAAGATCTTCCGGCGACCACGCTGAGGTGTCGGGGCGGGTGGTGATGGTGACGTTGAGGCTTTCGTCGACGGGTGAGGGCTGGAACAGGGTCTGGTATATCGCTGGGATCGACGCGAGGGCAGGCAACGCGAGCATCGACAGACCGCTGAGGAAATCGGCTGCGGGTTTCACCAGGCCGTCGAACGGCGACCCGCCACCGCCCCCGGGTGATCCAGACACCTGGTGCACCGGACCCGCGAAAGGAACGGGGGACGCGACCGGCCTGAGGCCGAGCGGTGATGCCGCCGCTGGTGCGGGGATCCGGTATTTCGTGTTCGGGTCCAGTGCGGCGTCCCATTCCCACACGTTGCCGTTCGTGTCGGTCTTTCTGACCTTGTAGACGACGTTGGCACGGCCTTCTCGTAGCGCGTCGGCAAGGGCGGCATATTCGGGGGTGTTGAGTTTGGCGGCCAGGTCGGGGTCGTTGGCGAGGATGTCGTCGAGGTATTCCTTGGTGCCCTGCCCGACCCACTTTTCCTTGCCGTCGATCACGACCTTCCTTCGCCCCATCTTCAAGGCTCCGGGTTTGCCGCCCTTGGCTTCGATGATGTAGAGGGTGAGGTTGTTCGGGTCACTCATGTCGGCGGCGGCGATATCGACCCGGCCCTGCTCCCTGGGTTTGGGCTCACCAGGTTTGCGGGCCGGAGGACGCTCACCACCGATCAGAATGTTCCTCTTCGCCTCAGCGGGCAGGCCGTCACGACCACCGATCATGCCCAGTTCCGCCTTCTCACCGGTGAGAGCGTTATAGGAATCGATCCGTGTTTCGACCAAATTCTCTAGATGAACCCGGTCCGCGTCGCTAACCCCGGAGTTCTTAAGCCCTTCCAGGATGTCGTCCAGGTCTTGTCGTTTGATGAGTCCTTCGAGTTGTTTACCGCCTCCCAGTTTGATTCCGAGCCCGTCAGCAACCTGCTTAATATGGAGTTTCTCATAGAAATTCGATTCACTGCCCTTGAGGCTCGCGAATCGATCCTCTTCGAGCTCAATAACGGACAGTTGCGAATCGATTTCCTCAACCGCCTCCTTAGAGAGTGCCTGTTGTTTACCACTGGCCCCGTTGGTGGTGTGGTAGAGGCTCATCTGGTCGTCGACGTAGCTCTTCGTCTTCGATTCCGGATTGCCGGAGGGCTTCTTCAGCCCCGGCGCCTTCGCCTCCGCGCCGCCGCCATTTCCGTGCTGGCCGGGGCTTCGTCTCGGAATTATGGAACGACCCGGGTTCGGCCCTACATCGAGCATGCCGAGGCCATCCCACTCGTCGGCTAGGGGATTCCTGAGGCCGGGACCACGGACAGGGCCGGGACCACGGACGGGTGGGATGGTGCGTGGTGGCGCGACCGCCACGGGGGCCTCGATGCCGGGGGTGTGCCAGGGCAGCTCCTCGGGTTTCGGGTAGTCCACGATGCTGGGGCGAGAACCAACTGCTGCACCGTCGGCGAGGAAGGGCGTAGGTACGTCCGGGATCGCCTGTGCCACACCGGGTAACGCTCTGATGGGAAACTGGGAAAGCCCGATGGTCGCTTGTGCGGCAACCTCGGCTTCCGCGACTGTCAGCGCCTCGGGTGCGGCCTCGAGTCCCTTTTCGGCCCACTTCACGACACCGGCGCCTACCTTGCCGGCTACCTTGCCGATCCCGCGCCCGATCAGGGTGCCGACACCCGGGACGAAGGTCAGAGCGGTCATCGTGCCGCCCCAGACGGCTTGTCCCCAATTGCCGTCCTCGATACCCTCGGCGAAGTCTTTCAGGCCGGTGAACTCACCGGCCAGGTTGCGGAAATCTTCCCCCCTTTGACCCCGCTTGGAGGACTCACCGAGTTTCGGCTCGTACGGGGTGTCGTCGGGGGTCAGTGATGTGTTCGGGTCGGCCGAATACATCCTGGGTGTGTTCTCGAGTTGCTTGGCCTGTTGAGGAGACAGGAGCCCGATCTCGGCGCGGGCGAGTCGACTACGGGCGTCAAGGGACTTTTGTAAGATCTCATTCTGTGCCTGAGCAGGGCTCAGGCCCTGTGCGAGTAGACCTTTGATCTTCGGGTCGTCGACCGGCAGGCATAGGATCTGCGCCGCGATCTGATCGTCGTCCTGTTGCTTCTTGGTATAGGCATTCTTCTCGAGCCGGTGCTGGGCATCACTACGCAACTGAGTGCTGCGCTCGTCCAAATTGCCTGTAGTCGAGGCCAAACTCAGGTCGTTCGCCAGCTGCGCCGCGCTGTAGTCGAGCCTGGGCATCACGATGCTGCCGTCAGCGAAGGCAGGCAGCGCGGATTGGTCCCAGTGCGCGTTCAATCGTGCGGTCGCGTCCTGGCGGGCGGCTGCCTCCGCCGCCAAACCGGCCTCGGTGTACGGGCCCTGCACACGAGGACCGTTGAGCAAGGCCAGATCCCGGTCGCGGTCGGCGGGCGTGTACGCCGCGTCCGTGGCGAACAGCCCCGCCATCTGCTCGGGTGAGATCGCCAACCCGGGAGTGGACACCACCCTTGGGCTCCCGTTGGGAAGGGCGACCGTGGTCGTCTCTCCGATCAGTCCGTTCACCATCCTGGCCTGATCTGTCTGGACAGTGGTGCCGCTGGGCAAGGTCACCGGCTGGCCTGTGGGTGTCTCGTCCTGCATATACGCCAGCAAGTCCTCCGTACCACCGGCCGGCGGCGGCTGCTGCGGTTGGCTCGCCGGTCCCTGCACCAACATCAGATCCGCCAAGTTCTGCTGCTCTTCGGTAAGAGGCGCCGGGGTGGCGGGCACAGGGGTTCGGGGCTTGCCCCGACTCTCGGCGAGAGTCGGGCCATAAACTGGAGGGTTGGGTGCCATGGGAGTACCTCGGTGTTTCATGAAAGAGGCCGCACCCCAAGGTGGGGAGCGGCCGAAGAAGGGAGGGCGGAAGAGGAAAGCGCGGTACCCGACCGAAGGGGTATCTACCGGTGCGGAGTCGATGGGATGTCGGTCATGTGGACCGCGGTGTGCTCAAAGGAGTGAAATGGGTTGGCAGCCAAGGCCGTTTCGCCCGAACACGCCAGGCCGGAAGCGAAGAGAGGACATGAAAAGGCCCAAGCAGCCTGCGTCGGAAACACTGCTTGGGCAATGTGATTCATGACCAGTCGAAGTGTTCTCGAATCTCGATCGGCCACCACGGACCACCTCACACCGAGGGCATCAGCCCATCGCGTGTTTTGTGACAGCCCTATGGAAAGCGACCAACAGTGCAGGTAGAGTACTGTTTCGGCAACCTGCTTCGGCAGGCCGCGTGGCCGGTCTGTGCCCAGCGGGATTGCCCGGGTTTTGGTTGACTTCTGACTGGTGAGGATGCGTCCTTGGCCAGTCGAGTTCGAGGCCCTCCACTACCGCAATCACGAACTCAGTAGGTCTCCGGACTCGCCGGGGCGGTTCACCCCTATCCGGAAATGGCTTTCCGTCCGGACCGACACCGATCATGTCGTATGGATTGACATTCGCTGGTTTGCTGGGGCCGGGTGCGGATGGGCCGGTCGGCTTCCAGGAGTTACTGGTTCCGGAGACATGAGGGTTCTCGCTGTTTCCTGCGCGAGGACGCGACCACAGAGCAATTCACCGAACTCCGAGATGACGGCGATCATGCGGCGAAGCGTCTGGCGGGATCGATCCGGCACAAGATCCCTCAGCAGGGAGTCGGATCAGAAAGAGGAGTAGTCCCGCCCCGGGGCATGTGCCGGCCCGAGGGCGGGTTACCTGGGCGCCCCCGGGCGGCGGCGTCTGCGACCGTGGACTTGCACGGGAGACGGATGCGCAACGGGGCAGGCCTGAGCGGACGCCAGGCCCGGCGGCTGTTCAGCGGAGCTTTGGGCGATGTCGCGCGGGGCGGGGCGCGTGGGGGTTAGGGGGCGGGCGGGATGAAGCGGCTTTCGAACTTGTCCAACCGGCCGATGACGTCAGCGAGGGCGTCGACAAGGGTGTGGCCGCCGAGCTGCGGCCAGCCGGCGTACTGGCCCAGGTCACGTTGGCCCAGGCCGCAGAGCTGTTCGCGGATGTCCTTGACATCGCTACTAATCGGGCCGCAGAACTTGGTGATGAAGTCCTGGAGCTGGGTGACTTCTGAGGCGCTCATCGGCGCGTCCTTTCTCTCAAGGAAGGCCGCTACGTCGCGGCGGAATTCGTTCATGTCGATGCCGGCAGGGTCGATTTTTCCCTCTCGGCTGTACTCCCGGTGGGCTACGCAGTCATCGGCGGTGCGGCCGATGCGTCCCAGAATGGCGGCGCAGCCGCGTTTGTAAGCGTCGAGCTGGGCTGGGGTCCAGTCGGTTCCGTCGCCGCGGGAGACGGCTTCGATGCCGATCACGTGGTAGTTGGCGTTGTCGGTGGGCCAGCCAGGCCAGGAGCCGCGGCCGGCGTGCCAGCAGACGCCCGCGGCGATGACGCGGAAGGTGCCGTCACGTTCCAGCACCAGCTGGGCGAGGGGGCCGTCCAGGTCGGGGCGGCCGTACTGGACGATGCGCCAGTCCTCGGTGCCGCCGCCGGCGGTGTGGTGGCACAGCACGCCGCGCAGGTCGCGGAAGTCGCCGTGGCCCCGGTCACGCCAGCCTTCGTGCTCGATCACCCGCAGGCCGGCCGCGCGCAGCACGTCAGCCAGCCAGATCGGGTCTCCGGTCCAAGACATCGGGTATTTCCTTTGCTGTGTGTATTCGTTTGCAGGGACATTCAGTGGCCCTGCAGCACTGAACGTGTGGAAGAGGGCGTGACTCCGCGGGCCGGCCAGGAAAGTGGCGCCGACTCGGTGGAGGACGAGCCAAGGAAGCGAATGATGTTGGCAGACAACGGCACAAACATCGTATGACGGAAATGACATCGAAATATGTTGCTATACAACAGATCTGCATCCACAACAATCCGACGGCCCAAGCCTATCAGCGGGTCCGTGACGAATCCGGGAAAACTGGCCAACACCCCAGGTAAATAGCCATTTTGAATCGTCCCGGTGAGTCTGGAGACTAACGAGTTCCCTATCCGACAGACTCCTGTGAGACGCAGGACCTGGCCGAGTTTTAGCGATGAGCCGGACCGCGTACCAGGCCTGGCAGGCAGAAACCGTCGAGGACCTCCTCTCGCTGGTGGGTGCGGTGACCGCGTGCCGGCTGGTGGGCCGTTCGCGGGCCACCCATCACCGGCAGGCCAACCCGAAGCCGTCGATGCTGGGCCCGCGACGCAGGCCACAGCACCCGGGCGAGCTCACCGCGACAGAGCGTGAACCAGGTCTGGGCGCGTGAGCTTGACGAGGGCCGCTACTACTGTTCGGCCCGGACGATGTACCGCGTCCTGGCCGCCGCGGGCAATCCCGGAACTGGTCGCGACCGGCCCGAATGCCATGTGGTCGTGGGACATCACCAAGATGCGTGGGCCGTCCAAGGGGATCTGGTACCACGCCTACGTCGTCATCGACATCTACTCCCGCTACGTGCTCGGCTGGCGCATCGAGGCCGTCGAGGACGGTGACCTGGCCGCCTAACTGGTCGCGGACATCGTCGCCGAGCAAGGCACTGCGCCGGGTCACCTGCACGCCGACGGCGGGGCGGCGATGACCTCCAGGCCGCTGGCCTCGCTGCTGGTCGACCTCGACGTGCGCCGGTCCCACAACCGGCCCCGCACCAGCAACGACAATCCGTTCAGCGAGGTGCAGTTCAAGACGATGAAGTACATGCCCGACTACCCAGAGCGGTTCGCGTCCATCGGCGAGGCGCGAGCATGGATGCATGCCTTCACCAGCTGGTACAACCACGAGCACCGCCACAGCGGCATCGGGCTGCACCCGCGCCAGCGTCCACTACGGCACCGCCGACGGAATCCAGCACGCTCGTCAGCGGACCCTGGACGCGGCCTACGCCGCCCACCCCGAGCGGTTCCACCGACGCCCGCAGGCACCCACACCGCCCGCACGCGTCACCATCAACGACCCCGCCACACGCGAGGTAAGAACTCCAGCAACAAAATTGGCTGGACACGTCTCATTTGACTTGACATCTACCGGTCACACCGCCCCGATCGCAGGGGACGGACGGCCCTTGGCCGGATCCGTCAACCTGCGACCCGGCTGCAGGGCAACCCGGCCCGTGCTCGCGCCGCAGGGGTGAACGGTAATCTCGCAACTATGACATACGAGTTGGACCCGCAGACCCCCGACGAGTTCGATGGTGACATCACCTCGACCTTGGATTCGGGACTGGTAGGTACGGCCGGCTACCACGGGCGATCAAACGGCATCCCCCCAAGGGCCGGTGATTTGTCCGACCTGAACGAGGACGACAAGCGCCTGTACGACGAGTTCCTGGCCACTCTGAGGTAACGGCGGCAACATACGCACGAATCCAGCAACCCATGAGGTCTCCATAGATCCAATTTCGAACGAGGTGTCAGCAACAATGGCCAGCCGCAGGGCCAGCAACCGGTACGACGCGCGCGTCCAGGCGGCGAAACTTGACGTCACGATCGGCCATGCCGGCTTCGCAGCACCGATCGTCATCTGGCAACCCGAGTTCCGGGCGATACTAGTCACCGCGGACCTGACCCCAGTGGATCGTCGAGAAGCACTCGCCCACGCGCTCGCGCACGCGCAACTGGAGCACTCGGAGACAGTCCGAAAAGCACGTGCCGGCCGCGAATCTCGTCAGAGGGTGGAACTCCGCGTTTACGAGCTGGCGTGTCGCAACCTGATACCTATCGCGGATCTCAGAGATGCACTCGCGCGTTATATCAGCGTCAAGGACGTTGCCGACTGGCTCCAGGTGAATCCCGATACGGTGCGCTATCGACTCCACCACCTGTCGCGCACGGAACGGCGAGTGCTGCCCCCGGACATCCTGAATCGTCTCGACTGGTATGCAGACGCGAAGTACCCGCTGCCGGTCAGCTGCATCTGGACCAACTCCGCGCCGCTGCCGGCATACCGGAAGCTGCCCGAGGTCCTCAGACAATTTCGGTAGTCCCAATGACAGATGTTCCCTGAAATCTGTTGCGAATCAGGCCGATCGGCGATGGTCCCCCTGCGGCAGCGCACAGAGTTCGATCACGTCGCCCAGCCGGTACACGGTGCCGTTTCCTACTACATGGCCAGTCAGCTTGCCTCGACGGGCCCACTGCCTGATCCGCTCGGCGGAGATGCGGTCACCGGAGCTGTCGGACAGCAGCCTCGCGAGTTGAGCCGCCGTACCCATGATTTCGTAGGCCTGGTCCATCATTTCACGGCGGCGACGCCGCACCGCGACGACGGTCCCGCAGCCCTCGCATCGGACGAGGTCGGCATCGGACTGGGCGGAGAGTCCCCGGCCGCACTCACAGTTGCCAACACCGACACGAGATTCCGGGCGGTCGATCGTGCGATATCCCAACCGAATAGCCCTGGACAATGCGGCATCCAATCCGACGAGGGCATCCGAGTCATCGGGAATAGGGGGCAGGTGACGGATGAGGAACTGGCACTGCTCTATCGCGGTGACCGGAGCACGCTGCGCGATGGCAGCCGAGACCTTCGCGGCATAGTTGGTCAGCACCCCCGCGATGTCTCGGTGCGCTTTCGCGGCACCGCTATTGAACGGCAGGACCTGCTCAGCTCACGTCGTGCGCACATACCCCAGCGAACCCGCGGAGGTGATGGCGTCTGTGCGACTGAGAGTGATATCGAGTTCCGCCAACAGCGTTGGGACGACCTCGAGGGCCGCCATGACAGCGGCGCGACGCTCGGAGGTGAGATGTTCGGTGTACATATGACCTTCTTGACTAGGCGATCAGATCCTGCGCCGCCGCGGGTTGCTGCGGGTTGTATCGGACATACACGACTCCTGCGCGCACCTCCGACTCGAAGCCCGGACCGAACGCGGCCGCCATTCCGGTGCGGAGACGATGTTTGGTGGAGTGCGGGTATCGCGTCGGCCACGGGTACATCGCCCACCGCCCAGGACGACTGCGCAACTCTTCGGCAAACTGCCGATTCTCGCGTTCACGGGCACGGGTCTGCGGAGGAGGCAGCTGGACAGGGTTGGTGGACATGAGATTCCTTCTGGATGCACAGCGCAAGTCGGGGATCACCGATGCCACCTGGACGGGCACCAACCCTCGCGACAGCGCCGTCGCGGGGCGCGACGCAGCACCCAGGTTACAATGACACATGCAACTCTGCAATATATGCAGCGGCACCGGGCCGACGAAGCGGCCTATTGCCCTTCCCACCAGGCGTTTGAACACACTCAATCGAAGATGTATTAGATGTGTGTAATTGTTGGTAATGATATAGAATCGGATGCATGAGCAATCGTCAAAGCGCCCCGGTGCCCAGGGAGGTCAGCGAGGCGATCCGTAGCGCGAGGCAGGCCAAGGGCCTGTCCCGTGATGCTGCAGCACGAGCGGCCGGGGTCAGCGTCAGCCTCTGGACGCAGGTCGAATTGGGCACCCAGTACAAAGGCGAGAAGAAGGTCGACGCCCGAACCACAGCGCGCACACTCCAGGCCATGGCCGAGGCCGTGGGGGTGGATCCTGCGCCATTGCTGCGCAAGACGGGATTGGACAAGCCCGCGACCGGCACCCCATCCACTTCGCGTCCGCAGCCCGTCCTTGACTTGACGGGATTGTCGAATGAGGACCTGGGCATGGTCGCCGCGTTCGTCGCCGGCCTCAGAGCGCGCTGA